ACCAATATCAGTCATTATGAACCTTGCTGTCCAACCAGCTCCTGCTTGAGCAGCAGTAGGCAAAGTGATGGAAAATGCAGCATCCTGATCTATGGTAAATACCTTACCAGAATCCGAAGGGTCTAATGTTTTGGCAGCTGTTATATTTTCAACAACAGTGCCTCCAAAACTAGCCCTTGAACCTAACTTAGCCATCATTTACCTCCTTACGCTAATCTATAGCAGGTGTATGTCTCAGAACCAGAGGTTACGTTAGTAAACCTGAGTCTGAAATGACCACTACCGCTACTAAAAGCATCATCAACTGGATTTGCAGTAAGAACAGCTCCACTTCCTACTAGTGTTCCGTTAGCACCTGCAGCTAATGTGATAATTTCATCTTCACTAGCTGTACCTGTGTTAATTATATAGAAATCTATACAATCTCCGACAGATGCTCCTTCAACACCAGCAACTGCTAAAGCAGCTGTAGGAAGAGTCCAAGCTACATCAGCTGTAGGGTCTTCTCCAATAACTTGAACTAATAACTCAGCTATAGTTATTGTCTGAGCGCCTGTTCCAATCGAAAGATTAGGAACTCCAGGGTCTATTTTTGAACCAACATTAGCGTCATACTTATTTTGTCCATATAAAGGATTTTTCATTATTTACCCCCTTATGACCAGTAAGCATGGGCTTCTGGCATTTGCCATTCCATCCCAGCTTCTGTTTGGATTAAGTCAACTCTACGGTCGACGCCACTGTTTTCTAAGGTCTGAACACCTACATAAATCGCAGTATCACGATTTAAACCATTGCCAACAAGAGGTCTGTATGCACAGTGCCTCATGTTAACGGCAAGTATCTTAATAAGTGAACCATCTAAGTGAATATTACGAGCTACGTTCATATCACCATAAGGTGTAGAAATAACACTAATATCAACTCCGAAAACCTTCTTTTTAGATGTTAACGACATATCAGCACGGAAGTTAGGTGATATCTCAAGATTATTCTGAAAATATCCACTTAACTTATGTAACCAATTATAAGTAGCGGTGTCCACAAAGAACAATGACGCATTTGCATTATTGTACCTTGGGTCAAGGAAGCTACTCAAATCATCCAAGAAATCATCTTGTGTTTTACTTGCGTGTGTCAAACTAAACACATTTCCGTAACTTGAAATGTAATCAACGGCACCTTGTGTATACCATTCACTACCTGAGTCGTATTGAGAACCAAACAAAACACTTTGTTCGATATCCCATTTATGTTCTATCAACTTTTCACGCCAAACACGAGCCCACTCATTTGGCTCATACTTCAGCACGGTAGCACGTGTAGTGTTATCCATTGCCATAGCAGTTTTCCAGATTTGTGTACGCCCATAAGCCGTCGAGAAAGGTTGGTCTTTCCATGTTTCAGGATAACCACTACCCTGAGCATGCGCAGTACCAATTACATAAGATCGTATTGGCTCTAAATGACCAGAAATTGTACGGTCATATACTTCATTAGAACCATTACTTGAACCAGTCTGAAATCCGGTATCGGCAGATGTAGAATTATAAGCGAAAGCCGCTAACTCGTTTCCACCACTACTGAATTTCACAACAGTCCCACTAATCTTCTTGCATTCCATACTATCATTGTCAACACCAGCATTAGTAGTAATATCAGCAGTCACTACTGAACTGATTTTCATAACATGATAACCAGATTGTGTAGTTCCTGTAGTTGCTGACATAATTGGTATTTTCACCAATTGGTCAGGCAAAAAGAACTCTGGTCGAGTCCCTGTTCCACCAATCTGTACATTATCGCCAGTTTGACCATAAACACTGGATAAATTACCAGATGATTTATAATCAGTTGCCATATAGAGAGCAACATTTTGACCTACAGCAGTTACTGCGGCAGCAGCATCCGAGCGATCTAGTTCTGAATCGTGATATTCTGGAGAACCATTGGAGTCGAATGCAACAATATATGCATATCTCTTATGAAAAGAAGGTCTGCGTTCTGTGAATTTAAACTCTGGGTCATCTGTTGGTTTCTTCGATAGTTTTGATACCATTCTGAAAAAAGGGTCTGAAGCTATTGATAACTCTGAAACTCTATCCCCAAAATTGTATTTTCTACGAAGAGCACCAGTGCTAAGGTCTGTTCCTAACCGAGGTTCGGCAGCACCCGCAGCAACATCAGCAGTTGACTCGAGTTGAAATAAATCAGCCATGATTTATCTCCTTCGTATTATTAATTATGAAGCACTAAGTGCTATGCACCAAATGCTTCGTCCAATTTACTGTCAAATCCCAGTATTTCATCGAACACTTTATCTTCAGGAGATACTTGTGGTTCGGGTTGGCTGCCTGCCGAGGCTAAAGATTGTGGTTTCTGCTGTACCCTTCTCATTTGAGAGGATACTTCCTGATTTGCATTTTGGGCTATATTCTGTTCCCTTGTCTGACGATTCATAAGATAATAAATATCTTCTAACTCGAGAGTCTTATCTTTTGCAAAACTTAGGAAATTAGTCCATTCGTCATTTGACATATTATGCTTCTGCCTAAACGCAGATTCTTTTGAAAATCTAACATTTTCGGCTTTCTGAGCAGAAAGAGTGTCATTAAGACGTTTTTGGACAACTCCATCAATTGTTGCACCTAAAACTCTCGCTGAGTCCGATTCGGGATTGGACATAGCTTCATCAGGGTCAAACACAAACTCTTCTGGCAATGCAAGCTGTTCCTTCATGCTTACCGGGGCTTGACCTCCACCCTCAAAATAATTCCGCACATGCTGAACTAAATTAGGGTCTTCTCTCATTGCATCGAGGATCGGCATATATGGCTCTATTTCTTTTAGCTTACTATTTAACTTTTTAGCTTCTCGACTAGAATCACTATACCTTGTTTGCAGATTTTCAATATCCACTGGCTTTTGTCCTTCAACAGGGCTCTGGTCTGATGCTTGCTGCTTGAGATATTCATCCCCAGCTTGCTCGTCATTATAATCAGAGGTTGTCTGCTCTTGTAAAGGCATGTCTAATATACCACTATTAACTTGAGTATCTAGCGCCTCGAAAAAATCATCGCCAGAACTCTCAGTATTACTTTCAGGGACTCCATTCTCAGGAGCGTTGCTTACTTGTACATTTTCTTCCATAATTCGTCCTTTTTATGTATTTGCTTTTAATCTATGACAGTTAACTATTGTTGTCAAAGTCTTTTTTCTGTTTATTTTTTTCTTCATTAACAGCCATCTTTATTTCTCTTGATAGCTCTCTCTTAGCTGCTTGGAACTCACTACGCATCATATTACGCAATAGTTTCTGTTCAGCTTCTGTTTGAAGTACACCTTTTCTTACTTCAACTCCACCTTCTTGAACTTTCATTTTTATACCTGCTTGTACTAATTGTCTTTCTAATGTTTCAATTGTACCTTCTTTATCTTTTAAAGCTTCTGATAACTGCTCCAACTGTCCCCTCATCTCAGAATACATACTCTTTCTTTCTATCAACTGTTTCTTGTTTCTTATATCAGTCTCAGCTACCATAGCTATATCATCAATCAATCCAGCTTGGAACCATCTAAAATATTCTTCTAACAAAGCCCATCTATTAACAGGCATAGTAGCACCTGATATCATCCTAATATCAAACCTTGATGATTCATAATCCATATATTTACCTATTGCTTCACCGTAATCATTGTAGATAGGAATATTTATACGTGATTCTTTCTCACCTGGCTCTTCACCACCAGCCCCAGGCTGGACAATACGAAATACTTTGTCTATTGTATAATGTCTTTGAGCTACCATCTGGAAACATTTACCTAAATATTCTAAGGCTGGTTCGACAATAGTAGACATCCAAGATTTTAATCGCCTAGTACCAAATTCATCATTAGCTAATAATCCTCTATAAGTCTCAGCTTGGTCTTGAGTAAATCCCATCATAGCTGAAGGAACTCCGCTTATATACTCCGCATCCCCCTTACCTTCTTGAGTAATAGTATAAAAAGCGTTGTTGATAGGAGCTGGTAATACAGGAGTTGGAGGAGTGAATCCCTGCCTATACTTTAATAAAGCCCCTGGAGCAGAAGAATATTGTTCCCATTCTTCTTCATCAACAGAACCTTCTTCATACATCCATCTTAAATTAGAAGCTAAGTTAGCATTGTGGATCATAATCTGGTGAGCTTTGTTAATCTCTTGCTGTTTACCTATAAGAGGCATTACAGCTGACATTGGATATGGAGTGCCAGTATAAAGATATGGAATTGGCACTATCGGATATTCAGTGATTGGTAACTCATATTCATATAAGAAAGTATCATCTCCAACACTACACACTAATACAATCCTTGTTTCATAAAATTCAACAAAATCAACGACAGCTTTCTTAAACTCTTTTGACTTCATTAAAGAATCGAATTCTTTCTTACGTAATACACGCTGCTCTATCCTAGTAACAGCATCTTGAGCCATAGACATTAATTCTTGTCTTTTTTCAGCTACAGATGTTTCAGCCATCTTATTAGCTTTCTCTATCTCTAATGCAGCTCTTTCTTCTATTATTTCTCCAGATTGAAAAGCTTGTTGTATTTGTAATGTATTCTCTTGCAACTGAACACTAACTTCAGCTTCAAACTCTTTTACTTGTACTTCAACAGACCTTTGAATCTGATCTAGTTCCTCTTCAGTTGGCTCAATGCGTAAAAATACATTAACAAATGGAACTTTTATTTTACTATAGTTCTCATAATATCCTATAAGTTCATCTTCTTCTGATTCTGGAGTATATGTTGATGAAATATCATCAGGGTATACAACTTTAGAACTTTCTATATCTCTATCAGAATAAGAATAAATACTAGAGCCACCAGATGCTTTATTAATCTTAGCTGCATGTTGAGGGAACATATTCTTTAACTGTGTCTTAGATAAAAGCTTCTTTATCATAATAAACCCAGCATCTCTGAATAAGAAGTCTCTACTTGCAGGGTCTACAAATACATCATATGGATCAATACGACTAAAAGTTACTTCACCTTTACCATGATCAGCGTCTTGATCTACATCTACAAGAAAATAACCTAGCCCTTTGACTAAGCTATCTAATATTACTTGACCATAAACAGACTTACCATTAGACAAATGCCAACAATAATCAGCAAGTTCTGAGTGTACTTGAGCAATATCAACATCATCACCAGTCACACCGACAGCTTTCCACCTTGGGTTATTAGCGGTTACAAAATATCTCATTATCTCGATAATAGGTAATATCCTATTAATCGTGAATGTTGGCATTCCAGCTTCTTCTAAAGAATCCCTATCAGCCTCAGAGAGCTGTTCGTCTAAATAAAAATCATAGCCTTTCTGACTTTTTAAATACCACTTTGATCTATCTGTACCGTTAGCTCTATCCCATAATTGCTTATTGATAGCTGCTTTATTTTTTCTTCCTCTTTTAGCCAATACTTACTCCTTAATTAAAATAAAGATTCACTTGGTTTTTGCATAGCAGACATTGCTAAATCTTCTGAAGATTGCACAGGTTTGTTATATTCAAAATGATGTTTAGTTCCACTATACTTTCTCTGACTCCACCCATATTTTTGCCCAGATTCAGCTAACCAATTTCTAAAATACGCAAGGGATTCAGGAATATCAACAGCTGTTCCAGTTTCATGTAATGATGTTCCAGGTTTCTTAGCATATCCTGGACCTTTTTCTTTATATAAAGCTTCCTGCTCTGCATATGTTCTTGATGCAGACCCAAAAAGGTTCACTACGTCTAATCCTTTCTTCAGTTTGCCTCCTAACCCTCCCCATTTTGATACATCTCCTCCTGTTTTCAACCAATCTGAAACTGCGCTTTCAATTGATTTACCTGCTTCAGGAGTAAAACTCATTGACTCTGAGCCAAATGGAGAATAAGTCTCCCCAAATGAATATTCTTTCCCATTAGGCATTTTATATTGACCAACTATATTTTAACTTTGCTTTATGCTCATATGGTGATTTTCCACTTACATCCCAACGACCTGAAAGGACACCACTTTTACCAACTGGAAACACAACAGCTCCTTTTTTTCCTCCACTCTTAATAATTGATTTAATATCTAAAAAATCAGAAAGACTTCTGCTTTGATCACCAGAGTAACCAGTGCCATAGGTAGACGATGAAAGATCAGTTGTACTATGACTCATAAAAAGTGGTGAACTAATCAGAGGTTGTTTTCCAGCATATTGCTGATCTAATGAGAATTTCTGATGAGGTACGAAATTCTGCCAATAATTACCACCTTTTAATGAACCTGCATTTTTTGAAATTTGATTTTGAGGAGGCATTATCTATCTAACTTCTGAGTCCCTCTATGGTATGGCTCATATCCAGTTTTTTGTTCCTCCTCTAAAGCTCTTTTAGCCTTTCTCTCAACTTCTTTTCTACTTCTAGTCATACTTGCTTCTTTTGCTTTCTTTGTAGCTCCTTTTGCCTGTGCAGCTTGTTTCGTTCCAGCTCCAGCAGCTCCTTTAATTTCAGGAACCACTACTTTTTTTCCTAACCCTAGTTTGTTATTTAGTTTAACTAAAGAGTTTTGAGTTCCCTTTATATCATTTTCATTTACAAGCCTAGAAGCTCTATTTATAATAGCATCCGTTGCTTTACTTTCTCCCCTATATTTACGTAAATTCTCTGCCCATCCTGAGAATAACCTCCTTGCAGTACTAGCTGTTTTAACAACAGCACCAACTCCAGCTGCACCCATAGCAATTTCATACAAATTACCCTGAGTTATAGGCTCTGTAGGTTGACCAAATATATTTTTACCTGCTGGAAAAACTTCTTCAGACATTCCTCTTTCTTGATATTCTGTCATTGATTCATATAACTTAGAAAACACAGCTGGAACAGTAGGTGCAGCTCCTGGTGATCCTCTATACTTACCTACTCCAGTATGTTTAACTCTGCCACCAGTGAATATATCTAATAAAGTACGTCCAGCCATTATTATGCCACTAACCAGCTTTTAGCTCTCTTTTTAGGCTTAAACCAAACCTTTTTGTCTTTATTCTTCTTCATATTAGGCGGAAATGCGTGGATTTGTGCATAATATAGAGTCTCAATGGTATCATCATGGGACATTTTAGGTCCAAATGTAACAATTTCATTAATTAGATCAAACATATTTTTTCTAATATGTACTGTTCCCATACTAAATCTACCAGAAAGACCAGAATATATACGATTCCTCTTATTAGAGCCACCTGGCTTTTGAGGAATGACTGCTATGTCATAACGATTTAACCGTCTTCTTTCATCATTCAACGCTTGGAATATACTACGATTCATAGCAACATCTTCGACTGTAGATGATATACAATTATACTTCTCATGTAGTTCCAATATATAATCAACAACTCCAGTACGACCAATGATACCTCCATCAGCGCTCTTTGTGCCAATAGTAGGGATACTCCTATGCCTTTCATACTCTAAAACATATAACTCATTATTTGCATCTACTGCGACTACCATGATAACACTAAAGTCAGAATGCTTAGTATCTATATCTGTAGCAGGATCACATCCAATAAATGTATTAACTGGTACATCCTCACCATCAATACTAAGATAATTTATATCATCTTCATTCTTATAATAACCATCATAGTACTTTAAATGCTTCCTTGTCCATACAGCATCTTCCTCACTCATCACTTCCATCATATATTCTTGGTAGAACTTATGAGGTTGACCTGAATCAGAATAAAACCTTTTCTTTTCCTCGATCTTAGAGGCTGGGAAGAATGATTGCCATAGAGGTGTTCCATCTCCTTGCAATGCTTTATATGTAATTACTTCCCAGGCAAACTCCCTTCCATCCTTCATAGCTTTACTATGCTGTACTAACAAATTATTAATAAACGAATCATAATGCACTGGAGTGCCATTTACTCTTAATCTACCTGTATGAGGTTCTAATGCTGGGTATACAACAGCAGTTACTAAGTTAGCGTTCTTATCACGAGCTTCTCTTGTAATAGTATTTGCTTCATGTTCAAAGTCATCAAGTATAATTAAATCATATCTTTTGTGTAACTTAGCGCCACCACGAATACCAGCAACATTAGATTTACTAATTAACTTACATCCATTAGAAAGTTCTATATCTTCTTCAGTCCATTTCCTACCTCTTAAATTTCCAAAATAATATCTTATTCTTTCATTATAATCTAAATGATGTTTAATATAATCCATATTACCAACTGAAAGTTTTTGTGTTGCAGATACCCAGGCATAGAAATAAAAATCATCAGGTGGACAAAAAATGAAATCTTTCAGTATAGAAGCTTTTGTTAAAATAGTCTTACCATGCCCTCTAGGAACAATAACAGCTAACTGCTTTACCTCTTTATTATCAATACAATCAGATATTTCATAGTGGAATGGAGGCGTCTCACTACGCATAAAGTCTTCAGGTAAAAATAACTTACCAAAAGATATTAAGTCTTTACTAGATAACTTTAAAGCTTCCTCAGCTTCGCTTATATTTTGACTGTTTATATTCACTTTTTTAGTTTTGTAATTCCCTCAGCAAGGGATTGAGGAACATATGGATATTTTTTAAACTTCGCCATTCGATAATCAGAAACCATATCTTCTACCTGATTTTTAGTAAATCCAGCGCGTTTTGTTAAATCTCTGTACGCATGCCAATTCTTTTTGCCTAATGACGAAATCTCCTCTATTCTTGCTTCAACTTCAATATGTCGTGTAACGTACTCATAATCTTCAATATTCTTTTTATATCTACCAAGATATTTTTTTGCATACGCAGTCGATTTACCTGCCGACAAAGCTTCTTCATAAATAATCTCTGCAGATTTGAGACTACCTTTTGAATCAATATATTTTTTAGGTATAATTTTTTTCCAATTTTTAGGTTGTGGTATATTAATCAATGTACTGTATTCAAGACCTGCTACTCCACCTGTTAATGGTCGTTCCATTGCTTCCAAATTTCCCCTTCTTATTTTATTTCGCAAACCTTCTACATTTTGTTTATAATGACGACCTTCGTGTCTAACAACAGATTCACCCCACCTTCGTTTAAAAATAGTCGGAGCACTAAATCCTCCAGATGAAGCAAGTAAATCTAATAACGATTGCTCTTGAAATGTAAAAACTGGTTCCCACCCTTGAGAAACCCTCTTTACTGGCACGAAAGGCGGTCCAGTAGAGCGCATTAAATTTTTCCCCATATGAGGCCAATACGATCCAGAAACCAATGTTTTTCCAGTTTTAGGTAAAAACTTAGAAACTTTTTCAAATGGAATATCAGCAAGCATTGGGTCTCTTTTCACAGCTTCAAACCCTTTGTCTACAGCTCTCCTTGTCAAATATGCTCCACTCTTAATATTGGCAGCTTTAACTGCGGATGGCAATTTAGGAGCTACTTTTCCAGCTGCAAGACCAGCTACAATAGCCACTCTTGGGTCAACACCTTCTGCATAAGACATTCCAGTTAGTAAAGTCTCAAAAGCTAAATCATAAAGACTAGTAGGCAAAAGAGATATAATTCCAGGAGTAGCCATTGGATTAGGAATAGGCTTGCCTTTTTCAGTAAGTACTATCTCATGTCTCTTTACCTCACTACCTGTCAATCTTCTTCCATCTTTAACAGCATAATACGGAGTATACTTAGCTTTCTTTTTTTCTTTAGGCTGACCTGTAGCCAAATTTATATGTTTGCCTTTGTCTGTCTTTTTTAAATACCTATATTCGTTTAACGGCATTAGTCTTTATCTTCATCTTCTTTAAATTTTGCATCAAGATATTCAAAGAACTGGTCTTCAAATTCCATGAAAGTTACAAAATCTCTAAACATCTCACTCATTGATGTAACTGCATTATCAACATAATCTACTTTAGCGTTCAATACATTTATAGAACGTATCATATCATGTTTTGTTATTGCTTTTTTACGCTTTGCCATCAGTTTACCCAACATTCAATTCTATCTTGATCAAACTCCATTGTCACCCATCCTGTCCTAACAATCTGATACATGGAGTATCGTGCGTAGTCCGCGTAACGTAAGAAGCTACCGCCTCTTATGTACCACCTTCTATGTAAAGTTTCCTCATTATTATATATAGCTATAGAGTCTATAGGCTTAGTATATAGCTGATGATTATGACCTAAAAAGAATACATCGCCATCACTATAGACAGCAGCCAACCTGTCTAATTCTAAATCTCCATTCTTTGCTCCACTTGTACCATGACCACTAACAAGATTCCAAGTTCTGCCAGATGTTACAATTGATGTATACCCAGGCAATTCATAATAAGGTACTTGCAAAGCATTAGCTATGCCTCTTGATATATCAAAATCAAGAACTCTCAAGCTTCTTAAATAATCATGATTACCACCACGAATAAACAAACACTTATCCGCAATAGGTCTACATAATTTTATGAACTCTTCATACTGATCATCTGGTGACATACTCTGACCACGCTGAGGGATATGATAGTTTGGAGGTATGCATTCTATTAAGTCACCATTACCAAACCACCTGGCAAACTTATCTTTCTTGATTACGCTTATAGCTTCTTTCAGTTTCTTATGGTCATGCTCGTTAGCTCCTACATGAACATCAGTTAATCCATGTATCCTTATTTTACCATTATACTCAAACGTTAACAATCCACCTGACTTCACACGCACAGAATCTTCAGTATCACTATCTTGTACTTGTGTTTCATATGGTATTGTGAAAGTGTGATTACATTTACGACATAAGTGACGTTGCATCAGATCGTTATCTGTATTACGACGGTACCCATGTATCTTAGTGTGCATTGATGCACAATGGGGACATAACATATTATTCTCCTTTTTCAGTTATTTCGGATAGTTCAGGTCTTTTAGCTTCTTCAAGCTGATCAGGCTGAAAACCTTGGAATAGTCCTATTATACCAGTTTCCTTATGTTTAACAGTAGCTCCACCTATAGTACCTATAGCTTTGCCTATTTCTTTTACAGCATTTAAAACAATATTATCTTCAGGTGAGCTGTCTACTAAACACTTCAACTTAGTTAATACATACTCATGGTCAACACCTAATGACTTAGCTACATCTACTACTGATTTTTCAACTTCTTTCATAACTCTCTCCTGCCTTAATAATATCGCCGCTTTCTTCCCAGCTTTGTACGAGTCCAATTCACTAAACGCATCCATGTAACTTTTAACGGCACCCATACCAACTGCAACGTTCGTTGCAAATACTTTTTCTTTTTTAGTAGTTTTATCTCTTTTGTAAAAATTAGTATCAGGTCTTTTAATCGACTTTGAGAATGTATACCTGTTCTTGTGCTGTGAGAAATCAGTGTCCATATACGTTTTAGGTAAGCATAAGAAAGTGCCAACAACAGTGCGAACATAATTTTCACAATATTTATAGTTTCTTCTGTCATTCGGATGTCTAATATTTGACCTTTTAAGTAACTGTATGACTCCGCCATCGTCAGCTAAAACCCAGTTACCTTCATTTGCTGTGCGCCAGTCAAAGCTTATATTTGGTCTATTGTCTTCGTCAGTGAAGAAGCTATTGAAGTCGTGTACATCATCGAATACGTAATGCTTCACTCCTTTTATCTTGCGATACTCCATTTAGTTTGGCTTGCTTATATCGCCATCTAAAGTAGATAATTCTTTAATTTGTAACGCTAGATTGTCAATCAAGTCATGCACAGTTTCTGGTATTTGGTACACTACATCGTCGATCTCTATAGGGCTTAAATCAGATGTACTTCTCGATATAATTGATAATACAGATACTTGCTCTTCAGCAGTCAACTTACTAAGAATTTCCATATCTTTCTGCATGATGATAAAGCTTACTATAAAAACCACTCGCCAATCAAGACTTATCTGAATTTATACCCTCCTTTCCCTCCTCTTAAACACCACCCATACCACCCATAGTGTACATCAATCATTAACACTAATTATATATATATTATATAATACGCACGCGCGTAGAGAGAACTTGAAAAAATTGCGTCATTTTGATGCGCGGCCTTTTTACCCTCTATATACCCTATCCAGGGATTTTGATAATTCAGTTTTTAGTTAAATTTCATTTTTAGATATTCATAGTAATCTTTAACATAACCAGAAAGGAGTTATCATGACTGATAACAATATCACCCGTGCAGGTCTCATATCCGAGGCGAAAGGTATACTCTTGAAGATGATCAAGGACGTTCAGCGTGCAGATGTACGTAGAGGATGGTCACCACTAGCCAAGGTATCAATACCTAGTAAGCGTGACGTACAGGCATCAGCAGTAGCCGACCTGCAAACATTAAACCTAGTCTGTGCATACTTCGGTTGGGACCCAGTCTACGTAGACCCCGACGAGGAAGAAGTCAAGATTGGAACAGTAGCAGAGTAACGGATTGGGGACTTCGGTCCCCTTTTCTTTTGTATTACACTGTTGTGATGATAATAAGGAGTATAGCAGGCACAGTCGTAGGTCTTGGCGACTATAAAGCTAGGGATTATAGATGTACAAACTTATACTTAACACAAGTAATATCTTCGAAAGGGAGGTCTGTATGAAAATACGCTGGTCTATCGAGGATTGTCCTAAGCCAACGGGTATTAAGTACTACTTGGTTTGTCTTATCTGTGAAAGGATAGACATCTTATGTAGACTTATTGTTCAGAAAGCTAAAGAGGACTAGCCTCATGCAGGGCATGTAATGTGTCCTGTAGAAAATATGAGGTGAATTAAACCATAAATCCTTGAAGGGAGGATATAACATGAGTCCTATTAGTTATACCAGTTGTATATTATCTAATGGGAATAGTCAGTAGCACTATAACCTGCTATATTTCTCTATCATATATTAAATATTTGTAGTAACTTGGTCATTAACATAATGTAAAGGAGTCAACAATGACAGTATTAAAACAGTTTACAAGTGAACAGAAGTTAAATGATTATTTAGCATCAAACAGGCAGTATGAAGTGTTGAATAGGTTAGGCATAGCTGGTACAGTTGTGTTATTAACTGACGAGTACCAAGAAACATCATCAGCAGTAGAACCAGTTGATGTATATATTGGTAGACAGCACTATGAAGATTCTAACATACACTACAAGGCATATTATGGCGAATACTAAACATGTCAACAATCCTATCAATAGGCATTCTTTAGACAATTTATCTATTAAAGAGATCATAAACAAGTTCCCTGACAAAGTAATATCAGTAGAGCAACGTAACAGGGCAACATATTTACAGTTAGATACTTGTATGATAATATTTAATAGTGACTTTCCAAGGTACAGTTCTCCTGAGCGATTAAACAAGCAGCGCAGGAATAACAAATATAATTAAAAGGAAGGAAGGTGCATTTTCAAACGTGAAACTAAATATTATGAGTGGAAGAAACCAGGAAGTTCAAAAGATGATCGTCGTATTCCAATACAATATGATTTACCAGAAAATCGTCATATGACACCTTGGGAGGAAAGAGTATTTCCGAATTACAGGGATTTAATTGAGATTGACGCTGAAAGATATATTCTTTTAATAAAAAGTTGGGGTCGCAGATTATACAAAGAATTAAAAAGGAGTCTACCTTCAAACAATTAATAATGTAACAATAAGGAGTAAACAATGCTGAAGAAGTTATATAAATATGTAAAGTGGCTGGTTACAAAGACTGAGTACAAGTCAGAATATATGAAGAAGAGGAATATAGAGCCTCATCATGATTCACAGCCGTACTCACACTATCAAATATCCCAACAAGCATTAAGAGATGCTAGGAAATACTAAATAAAGGAGTGAACAATGGACACAGCATTTAATACATTCGACATACCAGTTGTAGAGACATGGTTCTTTATAATGTGGTCAATAGTATTTTCAGTGACAATCTGGCTAATAACAGTAGTATCAAAGGACAGCCATTATAAGAGAGGATACAAAGATGGATACACAGCTGGTTTAAGTGAACAAACTAACTGTATGGTAAGACATATTCACGATACAGTAGATGCAGTTGTAAATGGTGGTATTAGCAAATTATTAGAGGAAGAAAAATAAACAAAAAGGAGTCATCAATGAATAACAGTATGGAACACACAATCATTATTAAACACCATAAAGGCTTTTCTTATATAATCGACAGTCATTTCGCTGAAGGTCCTGACTGGAAAGCTAGAGTTTATTCAATCAAAGAACAAGATGATGGTGAAGACCAAGGTGAGATAGTTATTCTGCAAGATCATATTAGTGAAGTAATTGGTGCTTTAATAGCTATAGAAAGAATGGCTAACAGTTCAGATAAAAGGAGCCAACAGTGAACAAATTCAAAATGAAGACAAAGATTATTTGCCACCATTGTAGTAAGCAAGTAAAGTACAAAAAGTCTTTAGAACAAGTTGGAAGCAACATGTACGTACATAAAGGGTGCTGGAACAAATTTGTTAAAGCATCAGATGTTTATAATCTAGTTTAAAAGGAGTCAACAATGACAAACACAAACCGAACATTCAAATTTAAGCATGACGAAGAAAATATGGCTGATGCGTTAGGATTAGATAACGATTATGTAACTGGTGTCATATCTCATAATCAAGATAGATTTAATGGTATATTTCGTACTAGCGATGCAGCATCAGAAATAATTGAAGCTATACATAAGTTCTTAAACGATGACTCTGTACCTAATATAGATAAAACTATAATGATGTATATTACATTTGATACAATTAACAAGAGTAACTTTTCACCTCTTAACACTAAAGAGTTTATAGAACAAATAATGGGAGAAAGTTAATGATACAGTTAATAGAAGTAACTCAGCTTGCTATAGTATCGTTAGCAGGTATTATAGTAATTGGAGTAGCAATTTGGATAGTATATAAAATATTAAGCGACAAATAACAGGAGTTAACAATGACAAACAAACCATTCGACCATGAAAAGGTTACTGAAATAATTATGAACATGCATACTCTTAC